TAGGTTAAAAAAAATAATAGAATTAAATCAAGATGAACTTGATGAGGAGGATGAAAGAATAGACAGATTACTTGAATTTGTTGATATCGAGAATAAAGAGCGCAAAAAAAGAGGGGGAACTAGAGAAAAAGACTTTAAGCAGCAACTACTTAACCTTGAGAAATTAGAAGAAAGCTATCGCCAGAAGTCAATAGACCAAACCCTGTTTACTGAAGATGAGAAGATAAATGAGCAGGAGAAGTTTGCTAAAGCTGAACTAAAGATAAGATTAGACCAGTTTAACGAAAGACAGGCTTTAAGACTTCAGGAGTTTAAAGAATCTGATGCAAGTGCTGCTGAAAAAGCTAAAGCAGAAAAGGAATATAACGAATCTATTGCGTTAGCACAACAAGAACACGATGACGTAATGATTCAGTTGCAAGAATCATTTGAAACCAAGAGAAGTAAGTTAGAAAGAAAGAGAGCTGAACGTTCTAATGCTGAAACTCAAAAAGCCAGAGACACTCAAAGACAGACTGAAGAACAGGCTTTACAAGATTTAAAAACATTCGATGAAGAATCAAATGCGTTGTATTTCGAAGCCAATGAAAACTTTATTCAAAGGTTAATAGATAGACAAACCGCAATTATTGATAACGAACATGCGACAGCAGACCAAGTTGCGGCAGCGCAAAAAGAACAGTTTGAATTACAAAGACAGTTAAGGGAAAATGATTTAGCGTCAGAAATATCGGCTATTGAAGCTAAAAAAGCTGTTAATTTAGAGTATGCTGGATTCGCTTCTTCAATAGGAGATACGTTAAGCAATTTAGCTGGAGAAAATGAAGCGTTAGCAAAAGCAGCATTAGTTGTTGAGAAGGGAGCTGCGATAGCTAAAGTAATCATTACAGCACAAACAGCAATAGCTGCAAAAACCGCATCAGCAAATGCAATACCAGCATTTCTACCGCCATTTGGCACTATTAACCCAGCATACATACCTGCTCAAGTAGAAGCTAAAAAATCTAATGTAAGAACAAAGGTTGGTGCTGCTTTAGCTATTGCCAATATATTGTCCACGATGATAGGTAAAAAAGGTTCAGCAAAAGATACATCTGGAGGCGGAGATGGAGGGGGCTTAACAATTCAAGCACCAGACTTTAATGTTGTTGGCGCATCACAGACATCGCAGCTTGCTGAAGCTGTATCAACACAACAAGCAAAACCAGTAAAAGCATTTGTGGTAGGAAAAGACATTTCAACACAACAAGAGTTAGATAGAAATACAACAAACACCGCATCATTCGGTTAATTCAATAGTATGAAGGTAATAGAATTATTTATAGATGAAGAGGGAGAGTTCTCTGGCATTGATGCTATATCAATAGTAGAGCAACCTGCAATAGAAGAAAACTTTGTAGCCCTAAAAGAAGAAATAAAAGTTGAGCTTGCTGACGTTGATAAGGATAAGCGTATTCTTATGGGTGCTGCACTTGTACCTAATAAAAAAATATACAGAAGAGACAAGGAGGATGAGTATTACATATACTTCTCTGAAGATACTGTACGCAGAGCATCGGAGTTATTCTTAATGAAGGGAAACCAAAACAGGTCAACTCTTGAGCATCAGGCGCAACTATCAGGAATGTCTGTTGTTGAGTCTTGGATAATAGAAGATGAGCAATATGACAAGTCTCGTAAGTATGGGCTAAAGATGCCTGTTGGTACTTGGATGGTTTCTATGAAGGTAAACAACGAAGAGGTGTGGCAAGACTACGTTAAGACAGGTAAAGTAAAAGGGTTTTCTATTGAGGGTTATTTCACAGATAAAGTCGCTATGTCTATGATTGAAAAAGAGAATGATGCTGCCGAAGTACTTCTAGAGATTGCTGACAGTATTGAAGCTGGAAAACTGAATCTAAAAACATACGGTGATTACGGTAGTGGTGTTAGAAATAACGCCAAGAGAGGTATTGAGCTAAATAAGAAGGTCAATAACCGATGTGCTACTTCTGTTGGTAAGATTAGAGCGCAACAACTTGCAAGAGGAGAGAAGCTATCTGTATCAACAATTAAGAGAATGTACTCATACTTATCAAGAGCAGAGACATACTACGATGCAGGAGATTCAAAGGCTTGTGGCACAATTTCATACCTATTGTGGGGCGGTAAGGCTGGTTTAGCTTGGAGTAGAGGAAAATTAAGAGAGTTAGGCGAGTTAGACCTGTCTTGTGATTGCACAGAGCTTTCTGAAGAGCTTGAATTGGGTTTATACGATAAAACATACTCTGATTACCCAGACGCAGCTAAAAAGAACGCTAAAAAGGCTCTAGCATACTACGACAGCAATAAGCCGAGATGCGGAACACCACAGGCTTGGCAATTTGCCCAGTTAATTGCTGCTGGGAAACCATTATCAAGATGTCTAATATCAGAAATGGCATCTTACAATAGGTTTGAGAAGAAAAAAGGAGAGCCATACAACAAGGGTTGCGGCGGACTACTTTGGGATGCTTGGGGAGGAGAAGAAGGAATCCGATGGGCAGAAGGTAAACTTGATGAAATAAATTCCAACGAATCAAAATTAGATTTGTCATCCAAAGAAATAGATGGTAGACTTGCATACGACACAAAAGAAGAGGCGTTAAGAATCGCAAAGGACATCGGATGCGAGGGTTTTCACGTACACAATGTTGAGGGTAAGGATTGGTATATGCCCTGCCAAGAACACAAGTTAGCAGAATACGATGACAAAGGAAGAATTAAGTCAAGCCCTAAAGCGCCAAAATCCGATACTAAAAATCCTAATCCAAAACGAGGAAGCAAGCGCAATCCAAAGGGTGCTGCTGGTAAGTCGAGGGGAGTTACTGTTCCCGACAGAGTGTTAAAGTCATTACAGAAAAAGGCTGATGAATTTAACGACAAGTATAAGACTAAAAAAGGATATGGAACTACTGTTGGACAGCTGAAGTCGGTATATCAACGTGGTGTGGGCGCATTTCAAACGTCTCATAGCCCTGCTGTAAAGTCTGCTGAACAATGGGCGCAAGCAAGGGTAAACGCCTATATATACCTTTTAAAGAATGGTAGACCGCAAAACGCTAAATACACTACCGATTATGATTTATTACCTAAAAAGCACCCTAAATCAAGTAAGAAATGAAAAGTAAAGAAACAGTAGGAAGGCAAGTTCCAAGCAATTCAAAACGTGGTTGCTTGTGTAAAAACGGAAAGACATACTCAAGAAAATGCTGTGATGGCACTTTAAGAGCGCAAGGTATTGGTAAAATACGTGCTTAAAAATCTAACAGGTCGTTTAATACTTGTTATTTATCTATAACTATAACTGTTAATTAACATAATATGGAGAGTAAAGCTACAAACATTTTGAATGATATTATGCAAAAACTCTCTGCTATTAGTGAGCCAGAAACAAAAGAGGTTGAAAACATCGAAGTTGCAGCCGAAGAAGTTACTGAAACTCCAGAAGTAGAGGAAGTTGCATTATCTGAAGACTCTGTTGAGGAAGTTGCTGCTGAAGAGGTAGAGTCTGCTCTTGATGCTAAATCAACTGAAGAGGTTGAATTGGCTGAAGAATCAGAAGAAGAAGAAGTTGCTGAAGCTGAAGAAGATGAGGCGGAAGAGCTTGAAGAAGATTATGTATCTAAAGAGGACTTCGATTCTAAAATCGCAGAACTTCAAGATATGATTAAATCTATCAAAGAAGATATGATGGTTGAGTACAATAAGGTTGAGCAAGAAAAGGCTGAACTTTCGTCTCAAGTGCAAAAGCTATCTGCTGAACCAGCAGCCGAGCCAATCGCACACGCACCATCAGAAAAAACTAAACAAAAAGAGGTGATTAAATTCGGTCAGAATCGCCCTGCTAGTACACTTGACCGAGTATTTTCAAAACTAATATAATATAAAAATGAGTAATCAAAAAGTAAATCTATACGCTGGTAATGGTTCTGTTGATACCATCACCTCTACTTACGCTGGAGAGTTTGCAGGGAAATACATTTCTGCCGCCCTCTTGACAGGTAAAACATTAGCTGAAGGTGCAATCACCATCAAACCTAATGTAAAATATAAAGAAGTCGTAAAGAAAGTTGCTTCAACTAACTTTATAGGAGATGCTTCTTGTGATTTTTCTGCTACTGCTGATGCGCTTACACTTACAGAGCGTATTCTTCAGCCAGAAGAGTTTCAAGTTAACCTAGAGCTTTGTAAAAAAGACTTTAGAGCAGATTGGGAAGCTGTACAAATGGGATATTCTGCATTTGACAAGTTGCCTGCATCTTTCTCTGACTTTATTCTAGGACATGTTTCTGCTAAAGTTGCTGAAAAGACAGAACAAAATATCTGGGGTGGTGTAAACGCCAACGCTGGAGAATTTGATGGTCTTACGGTACTTGCTCTTGCTGACGATACTGTAAATGATGCTGCAAATGGCTCTGAAACATCTTTCTCTTCTGCTAACATCGTAACACTACTTGGAAATGTAGTTGACTCAATTCCTTCTACCGTTTATGGTAAGGAAGATTTGACTATCTATGTTCCAACTGTTGCATTGCAAGCCTATGTTCGTGCATTAGGTGGTTTCGCTTCAGAAGGACAAGGTGCTGCTGGTACAGATGCTAAAGGACAACAATGGTACAATATGGGTAATGCACTTTCTTTTGAAGGCATTAAAATCCAACATGCGCCAGGAATGCCTGCTGACCACATCGTTGCTGGTGAGGCTTCTAACATCTACTTTGGTACAGGTCTATTAAGCGACCACAACGAAGTAAAAGTAATCGACATGGCTGACCTTGATGGAAGCCAGAATGTACGCATCATCATGCGATATACAGCAGGTGTACAGTACGGTATCGGTTCTGACTTGACGTTACTAACGTTAGCATAATAATTGTTTAATCGAAAGGGGTAGTAACTCTGCCCCTTTTACTAAAAAAGTAAAACTATGGCTTGTGATTTAACTGGCGGAAGATTAAGACCTTGTAAGGATGCTGTCGGTGGTATTAAGAAACTACACTTTGTAGATTTCGGTGATTTAGGAACTTTAACCTATGGTTCTAGTGATGAGATTACAGATATGACTGGTACTTTCGAATATCACACTTACGATGTTAAAGGTAACTCTTCGCTTGAAACAAACATTACATCTTCT